GCGCGCCATAGAGTTTCTCTTGCGGTCGTTATTTAGACCTTCAAGAAGCCCTGTCTTCTCCCACTTAGAGAGAAGAGCGGAACCTTCAGCACGCATATCACGATTGACAACTCCTTCGGTCAATCTTTCGATAATACTAGACATTTAAATCACCTCCTTTTTATACGTAAATTTAAATTATTATTATTTATTGTATTCCAGCTAGTTTCTTCATCCGATCTTGGAAAGGATCGGATGCAGGCTCCTCTTGACGAGTTGCCCGTAGTACAGTATTGCGACGACCGATTGCCTCGCTCAGTGATTGTGGGCTCTTCTTGTTTTTAGAAGTACCCTCCACTGTGCTTTGAAGTGTATCGTAGATTGTCTTCGCTTCTGTAACTGAACCAGCGTTCGAAATAGCTTCGGCAATTTTATCTTTCTGCCGCTCATTCAAGGAGGTATTTCTCAGCACACGGTTCGTGTATAGCAACCTAGCGTTCGAAAGGTTAGTGTCTTGAAGACCTTCCTTAAGTTCGCCAATAGCTGCTTCGTATTCCGAAAGCTTTCCGGTAAGTTGTTTATTCTCAAAAACAACTTCTTCTTGGGCTTTCTTCAAATCTTTCATTTCTTCTTCTACGTCTGTAGAACGGCGATGCGCCATTTCTTTTTCCATTTGATATTTTATTGAATCGGATGAACGGCCGGCCCAGCCGGCAAGGTCTGCGCCCATATCAACGGTAAGTTTTTCCATAATAGCATCGACGAGGGCATCTTGGTCTTCTGACATAGTTGCCATGATACCGTCGAGGACTCCACCGGCGGCTACTTCTGCGGCCTTATCTTCGAGGTCGTCGTCTTCTTCGGCGCTCATTTCCTCTTCGAGTTCTTCTTCTGCAGCTGCAATTGTCTCATCAGCAGCATCAACGGCGTCTTCCTCGTTAATTTCTTCTTCATCTTCCTCGTTCAAAAACTCGGAAAGGTCGACTTCTTCGTCTTCCTCAATGGATTGTTTTAAAGCTTCGACACTTTCTTGGAGGGCGCCGAGATCAATGGTAAGCTGCTGTGTTGTGCCATCACCGGCTAAATTGCCTAAGTTCTGACCATCAAGATCTGCAAAGTCATTGGTTGCTCCGAGGGGAATATCCTCGTCTGCGAGGCCGTCTTCCTCAGCGGGAAGCTCTTCAGCACCCAGAGGTTCTTCTACCGGCATTGCATCGAGTGCTGGTTCTTCAGCGGCCAAAGGATCGGCTGCATCGACAGGCTCATCAGCTACCGGCTCTTCACCGGGTAACGCAAGACCAATATCGTCTTCTTGTTCTAATAGTTTTTCTAAAGTCTCTTTTACTTCTTCAGAGTATTTTTCAATTACAACGGTCTCAGCATTTTTAAGTGCTGATTCTCGTAAAGCCTTGGCGTCTACGATAGCTTCTTTCAATAAGTTTGACATTCAATTGCTCCTAAATGGCAGTTATATACAAAATAAATAGTTTTTTTTGCACCAAAGTCCATTTTTTAAATGGATTAGAAGCTTGTTTTATCAAATTCCCAAATGCAGACGAGGTTTATTTTACCTGGATTTAATCGAGGTTTGATTGATACTCCTACGATATCACCGGCGACAAACTGATTTGAGCCAGTGAAATTCATTATTGTCGTAGTGTATGCCGCAGAGTTTGCGGCGATGACATTTTCGACACGGACGCCGCTATCAATTTCAGCTACTGTATTAGTTCCAACCCATAGGCTAGCTGAAATATTCCCATTTTGTGGGTGTTCGGGACGAATTAAGATTCTTTTTAAGTCACCATTAAATGGCGCGATAAACTGATTTTCCCAATCTGCATTGGTAGCATCGCCAGTACCCTCAAATGGGATCCATATTTCAGTAGTAGCTCCATATCCGAATGCACATTGTGTGTGCTCCAAAGTTTTTGCAGTAAAGGAACCGGAAACTTGCATTGTCCCACTGACCGCTAGCGTATGTGTTGGGATACTAGTATTGATTCCAACTCTATCGTTTGTACCATCAGAAAATATCATGTGAGTGTTGTTGTTTGACTCGACACGGAAATCAACTAAAGAATCTGAACCTTGATTAACCACCACTTCTGGTACGGCGCCATCAATTCGGAAACCTTCACGAATAGTGTTGTTATCATTGGCTTTAAAGACGATGTGTTTGTTAACTACATTATTTTGTAGAAGAATATTATCCGAACTATTATAGCCGAAATATCCCAAACCTGTGCCGGCACTATTGCTGAAGTAAATGGTGGGCAAGTGGTTGGTGATTTGTGCGTTGCCGGATAAGAACAGGAAGTTTGTACTGTTGTTAAACGTCAGTCGCGATTCAGCATTAATAGTGTTGGAGTTTACTGAGGTAATAATTCTGTTATCACCAGAATTTGTATATGCAGCGACGGCCGGGGCGCCCATCTCTACGCCTTTGACGTAGAAGGCTGATGCAGATACGTTTAATGAGCTTGACAAATGTGCTGCACTTATTACTGTGCTGCCGGCACCACCACCTACCATGGTAATAGTGTCACCATAAATTGAGATTGGTGAGCCACCAGAAATAGCACTGGCTGTTAAAGCAGAAACAGTGGCTGATGATGCTGTTAGTGTTGTGAAAAAGCCTCCGGAGCTTGAAAGTGTGGAAGAACCGCTGAAAGTTAGACTACCGGTAATCGTTACCGAAGACGCTGAAATTGTTAAAGGTGAACCACCTACAATCGAACTAGCGGTTAAAACCGAGATAGTTGCCGCCGATGATGTTAAAATTGAAATAGTAGAGGTGGAGGCCGTTAATGTTGTGAAAAAGCCTGCGGAAGCAGAAATGGTGCCAGAACCACTAAGTGAAATACTACCGGTTATCGTGACCGACGAGGCTGAGATGTCCAGGGGTGAACCACCCACAATAGAGCTGGCTTGTACAGTGCGGAAATGCCCCACAGTCCCACTAACTCCCAGTGAAGCAGATATTTGTCCTGTGGCACTTAATCTGCTCCCATCGAAAGTCAACGCGGACTCTCCATTAATTGCAGTTGAATTAACTGATGTTAAAATTCTATTGTTGCCTGAATTTGAATATAATGTTACGGCAGGAGCACCCAAAGCAACTCCACTTGCAAAAAATGCTGACGCTGAGATTGCTGCGGAACTAGATAAGACTACGGATGCCGTAATGGCAGATCCCGACACTATAAATCTTTGTTGACCATTAGTCTTTAATGCAACCAAATCTGTTTCGAAATCGATCTGTGTGTCTTCGGCATCGCCTTCGAACTTTACGTCGCCGTGTGTTTGTGGTCCCTTAGAACTATTGTAAGCCATTTATTGTTTTCTCCGTTTTAGCCAATTTTATTTATGATAAGCCACACAGTGCCATCTGATTGCAAGGTGCGCCCAGAGTAATTAGATTTTAAAATCACAGAATCACTTATATCAATTTTTGATTCTTCACAAGAAACATCTACCACGTTGGAGTTTAACTTAAAACGATCAGTGTTCACTTTCTTAATAACAAGCACTCTACCTTCGTTATTACAAGGCGCTGGAAGTTTAATTGACACTTTATTGTGGGATGAATCGCAAAGAATTGTATAATCGTCTTCAGCAACTTCATATACTGAATCAGAAGTTTTAGTAATATTGTTGAAGACTGCGCCTTCGCAAACCAGTTTGTTTATACGCGCTGTTTTCGCATTTAATTTACCTTCTACCTTTAGTGCATCATCTGATAAATCATACGTCAACTTAGGGGAGGACTCAAACTCAGCACCGCCTTTTATTTGAATCTCGCCTTTCGAGCCAGCGGCATGAGGCACTTTTAATTTAAGATACCCATTATATAAGTTTTTTAAGGTTGTATTCTTCGTGGCCTTAGACGACACATCTGACACAATTAAAAGATCATCATCGCTTAAATTTTGGCCGCGGACGTTAATTGGCTCTGCCTTGGTGCCATCAATTATTAATTTACCAGACTTAAGCCACAAACCAGAGCTGCTATCTAGATCTATGCCAACACCTTCTTCGTCGACTTTAATACAGTCGGTGGTTTTTATTTGCAACCCACCTCGGACATTATGTAAGCCATGCGCATAGTTCAAGTAATTGGCACTAATCTCTCCCTCAAACTTATCTGTTGGTATTTCCCTCAGAGCCGCGGCTGATCCTACGAAAGACGATGCTTTTATCTGCTTAACTTGTAATGTGTCGTTTTTATAAATTAAATTGTGATAAGTTTTTGCGACTCCGTCTTCTTCAAAAATGAGAAGCGCATCTTTTGTGCGCCCATTAATCTTAGCTACGGCAACGTCTTTCATCGTAGCGCAGGGGCTTTGGGCATCGGTATCCCAAAACACACTAGCACTGACTGTATTTTTAAATACTTTTACACCGTCGATCTCTTGGTCGCCATACTGATCAACCGAACCTTCGATGGTGCCTTTAAGTACGTTATATGCCATTTTTTATCCTCTTAACCATAAATAGATTATTTTTGTTTATTAAGCACATAAAAAAGGATGCCCCCTTTCGAGGGCATCCAAAATAACAACCATAAGGTTGTGGTGAATTATACGATTCGCCAGTCGTTTGCGACAACGTAAACCATCGTAACAGCACCGAAAGGTGACTCAACAGCGATTGAGGTAAGACCATCAATCGTGTGTGAGCCTTGTCTGTTAATGATGACTTTAGCGCCACTGGTTAAGTTACCAGCCTTAACTGTAACAACATCACCAACGCTAGGAGAGGCAGGCATCGACACAGTAGCGTCGGAGCTTGCATCAGCGAAGTAGTTGTAACCTTCGACAAGAGTATTGCCGTCAGCCTTAAGAGCAACGTTGTTACCGGTGACCGAAATAACACCGCTGGCAGCGCTGAGACCAGCACCAGCCATAGCGGTTACAAGGTCAGCAATGCTTTCCTTTTTCGAACCGTTACTGTCGTTAGCGTCAACAATAGCGATGCTATCGTTTGCAACGTCAACTGCAGCTGCAGCAAGGTCGTTAAGATCAACTTGCATGTCGTTGGCGTTAACAGCTAAACCACCGTTAGAGGCGTTAGCGATACCGATGACAGAGCTAGCCGCGGCCATACCGGCACCAGCGAACAACGCAGCAAGATCAGCAACAGCTTCTTTCTTGGTTACGTTTGCATCGTTAGCGTCGATGAAAGCGAGCGAGTCGCCATCAGCGATAGCACCAGCGCTTAACTCGTTAAGGTCAACTTCAATTCCAGAGATGGAATCAACACCACCCATGAAGCCAATACCGGTACCAGCGAACGAGCCGGAGATACCAACCTTATCGGATGCAACCTTAAGAGCACCAGAAACAGCGACCGAAAGGACAGCACTAGAAGCCGAGAGACCGTCACCAGCGAAAAGAGTTGCGATATCATCGATAGACTCTTTCTTAGTGGTGTTGTCGGTAGAATCGACAATAGCGATAAAGTCACCAGCAGCGATCTGAACAGCGGTCAACTCGTTAAGGTCAAGAGCCATAACTGCGGAAGCAGCAGACAAACCATTACCAGCAAAAAGAGTTGCGAGATCGTCAACAGTTTCTTTCTTAGATGCGTTGGAATCCGTAGCATCGATGAACGCGAAACTATCGCCAGCAGCAATAGCAGCAGCACCTAACTCGTTAAGGTCAAGGTCGAGGTTACCAGAACCATCTTGCTTGAGACCAGTACCAGCGACAGCTGGAGCAAGTTTAGCACCGGTGACACCGTCATCTTTGATGCGGAGTGAAGCGCGACCAACAGACTCGATGGTGCTTTCATCAGCAACAACGTGAAGTGAACGAATTGAATCGACACCGTCACCTGGACCACTGTCAAGACAGTCACCAGCGATCGAGCCGCTGATACCAAGCTTGTCAGAAGCAATTGTGAGTGCTGAGCCAGAAGTTGCAATCGAAATGACTGCACTGGCAGCCGAGAGACCGTCACCAGCGAAAAGAGCAGCGAGGTCATCGACAGTCTCTTTGTGAGTTCCATCGTCGGTAACATCTTGGAAAGCCAAGAAGTCGCCAGAAGCGATAGCCTCTGCGGTTAACTCACTAAGGTCCACGTCAAGGTTGCCGGAACCATCTTGTGCAAGACCGTAACCAGCGACAGCTGGGGCAAGTTTAGCACCAGTAACACCATCATCTTTAAGACGAAGAGCGTCACCACTAGTTTCAATTGTTGAATCATCAACACCGACTGCAAGAACACCCGAAGATGCAGCAAGACCGTCACCTGCAATTGCAGTAGCGTAATCAGCCATTGTGTCGCGCTTCATAAGTCCATCACCATCGAGGAAGTAGAAGCTGTCGGAAGCGACAGCGAGAGCGGCGTCAGCGACACCGTCAAAACGTACAGTACCAGCAGTACGTAAAGCACCACCAGCAGATAAAGCGCCAGAACCAGAAACGGCACCTGCTGCAGTAGCAGAGAAACCGGTCGTGCCAGCGTCGTTCTTAACCGTAAAGTCACCCTCTTGTGTAAGAGAACCACTCATTGTTGCGGCTAAGCTTTGATATTTATAAGCCATATTTAAAAACCCTCCATATTATTAGTTTTGTAATACGCGAACGCAGTATAGATAACCAAATTTGATTTAGATATACAATACCCGTTCGACTATAAATAGCATGAACAACGTCAAATAAAAATTAGTAAATAAAGTATTTGTTTGTCCCGTTACAATAAAGCTGGACAGATGCAAAAGGTGACTCTAAAACTATTGAATTTTGGCCGTCGATTGTTTGCGATCCAGACGCTAAAATTGTTATGTTATTGGTGTGTGCGATACCACCTTCATCTTTAATTATGAAAGTTTGCCCACTTAATAGAGAGGCTGCATTGGGTAATCTAAAGTCTACTGGATTGCTTGTGGTATCGATTCCAACAAAATAATCTGTGGCGGAAGCCGTGGCTGTTGCGGTTAATGTTCGTCGAGGTAATCTGAGCCCACCGCCTAAATTTAAAATATTATTTTGGAATGTCAAATTCGCTGATCCGGTAAGGTCTCCATCAGCACCATCATGAAACTGTACAGAAAATGCCGGGCCTTCGGCTACGACGTGGTCAGCTTTCACATTTATAAGATTGCTGCCATCTCCGTAGAAGGCTGATGCAGATATATTCATACTAGAGCTTAAAGTCTTGTTAAATGTGATAATATCTTGCGCATTATTAGAGGCGATGGTGGCGCCGTTTGTGCCAATATGAATGGAGCCGGTGCCAACAAACAATTCTTTCCATCTGTTATTGGCAGAGCCCAAAGAAAATGCGTTGCTACCCGATGGGGTTATCGAGCCGGTAATTATTAAACCACCACTGGCGGATACTCTAACTGTTCCGGTAAAAAATGACTCTCCAGCATATAAGGTGTTTGCAGAGACGCCAATTGAAGCCGTTATGTCCCCAACAACATTTAGCGTAGTGCCATCAAACTTTAAGTTACTCTCACAAGTTAGTGTATTGGCATCTCCCCCTACATTAGTAAGAATTGAATTATTGGTGGCGTTTGAAACGCGAGGGATGTTAATTACTTCTGCTGCGTCCGAAGTGCTTAAACTACCAGAAATGATCGGTATAACAACTCTACCATTAGCATCCTTGCGAGGCAGCATCTTGTTTGGTTGAGCAACCGTACCTGATAAATTGTTGTATGCCATCTGCTAGTCTCCCTTATTAATTAGAAGACAAACCAGTTGGCTCCATTAGAATATAAACTAATTGCTGGGTTTGACCCTGTTAGGGTATAATTAGTTGCGCCGTCGATCGTGTATGTGCCGGCGGCGGAGGCGCTTAATCTAATGTCTGTTCCATTTAAGTGACCCACTTCATCCTTAACGAGCAGTAGTGCTCCAGAACCATATGTGGACGCGGCGGGAATTTCTATCTTAACACTACCAGTGGAGCGTACACCAATAATATAACTTGGGGCGCTCGCAGTGTATATAGCTGTTACACTTGATGTAGTCGGGACAAACTCATACAACACATTTAAACCGCGGACATGCACCGCTTGAGTGCCGGCACTGGCACTTAAGATCTGAGTACCACCGGAGTTTTTAACTATTAAGCTTCCGATTCTTGAATGTGTGTCGTCGTTACTGTTACCAAAGAAGGTTGATCCGGTAGCATCAATGATAGAGATGTTCTCATAGTTGATCACGCTGGCACTTAAGCTGCCTGTGACAATTAAGTTTCCGGATAAGATTAAACTACTTGCAGTATGACCACCGCCCTCAGAGCCCGTATAATAAACAAACTTAGAAGAACCGCTAGGTGAATTGGTTCCCGTGAGAAACAGCACAGAACTAACCGGGCCTGGAATAGTCACGCCGGCGCTACTGCTACAATCTACATATGCCCATCCAAAACTCATTCAAATACTCCTTAGAAACTACTACACGCAGCAAATGCTGAAGTTGGTGCGTCAGTGGTCTTTTTCACAAAAGCCACTCTATCCACCCCCGCGATGTGAAATCTATACTGCCCGGGCTGCCCACTAACAACCGCAGCATTCATCACAGAACGAGTACCGTCACCATCCTGCTCAAGAATAGGAGCCCACTTACCAAAAGCATAGTTGTAGCCATATATATCAATCGAATTGGTACTGGCGCCGGCGACGTAGACATGTAAATATCTCTGGTTCTCAGTGACATATCCATTTTTACCATCATCGGCGCTGTCTAGATCATCAGCCAAAAGACCACTGCTGGCAAGTATCGTGACCGCAACTGCTGTCTCTTTAGAGGGTACCGTATGGTTGTCTGATAATGCTTTGGGACGTCTTGTACGTCCCCAACTTGTTGGTACGTACGCCATTAGTTTTTCCTCGCATCATATCTATAATGAATATTCATATCTAAATCCTAAAAAGTAGTGCACGCAGCAAAAATGTCATCTGGAGCAGTAGAGTCGTCGCCGGCAATGTCTCCCACAAAACCAACTCTATCGACACCAGAAATATCAAAAATATAAAGCTGAGCAGCACCACTAGAGCCACAGGTGGCTGTCATGATGGAGCGGGTACCATCGCCATCGTGTTCAAGGATAGGAGCCCATTTGCCAAAAGCATAGTTATAGCCGAATATGGCTACCGAATCTGTAGCACTGGCGTCTTTTACATAGACGTGTAAGTATCTTTGGTTTTCGGTGGAATATCCGTTGCACTCTGGCTTAGCGACAGCATTAAGCGCATCCACCAAAGCTGAACCGGTAGTTACTGCTACCACTTCGACTGACGTTTCTTTGCTGCTAACGCTATGATCATCGCTTAGGGCCTTGGGCCTTCTGGTTCTCCCCCAACTTGTTGCTTTATAAACGGACATTATATCTTCCTCTTTTCTTGTTTACAGTAATAAATAGTCATCTATTTTTTCTCGTGCGTTTTTCTAATGCTCTTTGTTTTTTAACTTCATCTCTGATTCTACGCCTTTCAGCCTTTTTAAGGTCCTCTCGCTTTTTATCAGATGGTTTTTTATAATATCTTCTGTCTCTGATTTCTTCAACAATCTTTTCTTTTTTGCACTTTTTAATAAATCGTCGAATCATCTTTTCATGATTGCCGCGACATTCTCTTGAAGTAACCTTGACGTTTGATCCTTTTTTGCTCATCGTTTCCCCTTGTTCATTGATTCCCAAATTTTGGAAGATTGCCCGAGGATAGAGCCAATGTCAACGCCAGCATCATCAGGATCCCCCATATCTACGCTACCAGCACTCTGCTCTTGCTGTGCAGGTGTGGGTGTTGTACCTTCAAATAAGTCAACACCGTTATATGCATCTCCGCCAATCGCGTCCATAAGTTTTTTTCTATTTTCGCTAAAGTCTCGCTTTTTTGGCGGCTCAGTTCGAACGGGCTTCTTTACCTGTTCTGTTATAACTGGTGCGCTATTGAGACCTTTAGTGACCTCTGCTACAACATTTGACAGAAGTCCTTCTTCTAAAAGGACTTCGTGAATGCACTCTTTTACGAGTGGCTTAATTAATTTTTTTAAATCAGTCTTCTTCACTTAAAACCTCATTTAAAAGCCGGTTGATTTTGTCGGCTTTTGTGAATACATTATTAGTAAAATCTTTTGCTTCGCGCATCATAAAGGCGCCGGGCGTTGATGGCTCTGAAACCATATCAAAACAAATTAACTGGAAATCGTCTTCTACTATTGTTCTTCCTGCTTCTTCACGAACAGAACCCATACCGCGCGATGAGACACCAACAGTAGCTCCGCCGTCAATTAAGGCTCTAAGAATTTCTCCAGAGGGTGTGCCAAGCACTCTAATCTTGCCCATAACATTGTGACCATCGATCCAAATGTCAGTTACCATGTGGGAACAATTTTTCAAATTGATTACTGAATCGTCTGGGTGGTCGAGTTCGCCAAGGGCGCGTTTTTCTCTAACAAGTTTCTTGTAGTTCTTAACTTCACGCTCCATAGTTTCGTGCATATACTCCCGGCCATTTCCGTTTTTAGTATTGGTCATTTGCATAATACCAGAAAGGATCATAACGTTTTCTTCCCTTACCAAACGCTTTTCTTCCTCTGTAAGAAGGTCTTGGCAGACACCTCCATCGCACAATGCGTAATATTCTCTAAGTAATTTCTTTGACATTATTTAATAAATCCCCATCTCTTTGAGATGTTTTGTAGTTGTTCTTCCAGTGTTTCTGGACTCAGAGGCTGCAGGCTTTGCTCCCATAAATCTAGTTCATTCATAATGTTCTGGTGTATCTCCTCACTAAGTGGTGCTGATTCGCTAACGACACCCACATCTACGGTATCTTCAATCGCCTTTGTTAATGGTGATGGTGCACGATCTCCAAGTGCGGCTGCTACTTGTTGGGCATATTCTAGAGCGGCTTCTGAATTAAAAACAGACTTTCCGGCCCTTTGGCCCATTCTGGTCGTTCCCATAGCAGTTCGTGCCTGAGATGCGGTAATGCGGCCGGCCTGCTTTCCACCATCGACCCAAGCTTGCAGCCTGTTATCTAAGGCAGGAGCTGCTGGTGTGGCCGTGGCTTGTTGTTGGCCAGAGGCCGGAGCAGGAGCGGGAGCAGCTTGTTGTTGACCAGAGGCCGGAGCAGGAGCAGCTTGTTGTTGACCAGAGGCCGGAGCAGGAGCAG